TTTTGTTGTCTACAGAAATTTAATGATTTGTCTTTAACAAACTCATCATTTTTCTCCAAATTTTTGATTGATTCCAATGTATCAATGTGTGGACGGTTAACATCTTTGTTACCACCCTCAGACATTATTTTTTGAGCTAATGTTTCGTAATTGGGCACTTTGTTATAAGACAAGTAAAGTTCCTTAATGTTTTCCATAATGAACTTAAATGAATTATTATCAAAGTACTTACTTTCTAAAACATCAATAATAACATCACCAAATTTTTTATCTTCAATGATGGACTTTATTAATTGTTGTTGAAACGTGTGACCTAGATAACCAAAATTCTTTTCTTCTGACATTTTTTTTATTTTAAAGTTGATAATTCAAATATGTTGTTTCCAAATTTTTGGATGACAATATGTCAGTTAAGTCTGACAAAATTCCTCTCAATTTTGGACGAATATCCACAGTATATCTTACCTTTGGGTGATAGTAGTGTGCGGGAAATATTCTTGAAATAAATACATCATCGTTCAGTTTAATTTCAATTAAAAAGTCCTCTTTTTTATCTTCTGAACTATCTTCCACAACATCCAAATTTGAGAAATAATTTTGATTTTCACACAGATAATCGGATGTTTTTATTTTCAAATCTTCACTAATATCTTCCGAAATATTTTTTACATATTCGTGTAAATCCATACTTCTTCTTGCTTGTGGATTATGATTTTTTACGTTGAAGAATCTTTGACACACGATATTCCCATCTAATGTAAACAAAAATTCAAATTTTGTGATTTCTTGTTGATTATTCATAATTGTTAATTTTAATTATTTTTTTTTTATTTTTTTCTTTTCTTGTTAATCTTAAAAATGGATTTAGGAAATTTGTCCACGCATCATCAGATTTTGGTAGTAAATTGAAGATGCCATCCTCCGTCATCATTTTCATCATGTTTTTATATGAACGGCCTTCAGGGTCTAAAACATCATTAATTAATAAATCAATATTTTCCTTCGCCTCATCAGTTAGAAATGGTTCTTCTAAACTAACTATTCTTTTGTTCACTTGAAAGAATTCCTCACCAAACACTCCATACTTGGTTACACCGGTTAAAATGTTTTTATATAACCAATTATGTTTATCCTGTTCGAATAGTTGATTGGTGCGTTCTATAACTTCTTCTAACGAAACTCCTCTATCTCGTATCTCAGGAAATAAGGTTAATAACCTTTTAACCCCCATGTTTTTTATTCCCGAAATATTATCAGATGGGTCTCCGCACAACATCTTCACTAATTTCACATTATCTATGTGAATAGGTTCATGACTGTAAATTATTGTGTCATTGACCTTATAGAGTTTTTGATGTGACGGATTGAATATGTGAGTGTTTTCTGAAACAAGTTGTGTTAAATCCCCATCAGAAGAATAAATAATCTTATTTTCTTCTTGGGAACTAAGTGAATAATAGGCAATACAATCATCACTTTCACAAAACTCAAATTCTCCCTGTCTTACGTATAATTCTTCGAGATATTGTTTTATTCTGTGTCTTTGATAATTGTAATTGTCTATTTCTTCTTCACTTCTAATCCTGTTTTTTCTATTCTCTTTGTATTGGTGATAGATTTTTCTTCTAGATTGTGAACCATCTTTACCGTCCCAAAAGACAACGATTTTGTCTAAATGATATGTCTCAAACGACCTTCTAAGAGTATTAATAAAATGAAAAATTCCACCAATGTGTTTTCCCTTATAGAAATGATTCTTAAGACCATAGAAACCAATCGTAAGTAAATTGTCACCATCAACTAATAATACAGACATTTAGTATTTTTTATTCGTCGTCAAATGACGAGGTTTCAGATTTGAATGCTAGTTCACTAACGTCAGTAACTTTTTCACCGAATAATTTACTGATGTAGTCCAAATTTTCCTTTGCGTATTCTTGTATTGATAACTTTTCCTCAGCAGGTTCCTTTGCTTTCATGAAACCATGAGGTGTTACCATAATTTTTCCATCCGCAAAACCGATACCATTAACATGATTCTTCATGATAGAAATTTTTGTTCTACTTGCGAAGTTTACATCACGTTTGTTTCTTGTTATCTTAATTTTAGTGGTACCCGCACCTTTTTGGTTACCAAATAAGAATACTAAAGTTGAGTTCAACCAAATTGCTTCACCACCTTTTGCTTTAATTTTTGGTTGTCCATATGCATTATCGGGTAACTCAACCCAAGGTTGATTAACAATGATTAGGGTATTAGTATAAGGTTTATCAGTTCTTCTTGAACCTGATATACGTTGGTTAATACCCATACCTATTTTATCAGATAAAACGGACGCATTGTGTTGTTTTCCACCCTTACCATCAAATGTCATTTTACATGGAACAGAACCAACCGAATCCCACAAGAACAAAATATCGTGTGGTATTTCACCTTTTTCTTGTGCAGTTAAAACGTCATTAATGAAGTCAGTGATTTGTTCAATATATTCAAAATCACTATTAAAAAGATAAAAATCATCTTCTTTATTAAAACCCATTAAAACCGCGTGGTCCCAATTCCATTTTTGTTCAGTAATAATGAACACAGGTAGAACACCTTTCTTTTGTGCATCAACTGCCGCCTTAACAAGTGCTGTAGTTTTTCCTGTATCACTATGTCCCAAAAACATATTGATGTGTCCAATAGCGGGTCCTGGAAGTCCAGTTGCATCTATAAACGCATCACCCAAATCAAAAAATCGATCTGGTTTATATTCAGCTTCTTTTGAGAACTTTTTCTTAATTGAACTAAAATCTGTTTTTTTAATTGCCATGTTTTTGTTTTTTTAAAGGACATCCCCAATAGAAATGTCTCTGAGGATGTCCTTAATTAATTAAAATGGTAAATCACTGTCAGTATCGTCATCATCCTGAGGATCGACAACAGGTGGGGATTTTTTAGGAGGACTGAATGTTTCTTCTGAACGTGATTCCAACTGAGATGCTGAAATCCATTTATTACTTTCAGTACTCCATTTTGGAGTTTCTCCATTTGCCACCAATTCAAGATAGTCTTCCCCTTTTTTAGAGTAAACATCAGACCATGTTAATGAGTCACTAACCCATTCATTTGCCTTTTTTTCGTCTTCGTGAAGTGGACCTTGGTCTTCAGGAATTACGGAATTAATAGTTGTATATTCTTTTCCTGTTCCCGCTTTAGTTAGTCCCAAAGAGAGAATCAAATCTCTTCCTTTGACAACATCCGTAATATCTCCTTTATTTTTAAAGATTGGGAAGATTTTATCTAAAACACCTTCGTTCTTAGCGTTGTGTTTAAATCTCCAAAATTTAACACCATCTTCTTCATGGTCTCTATCAATAATCTTAACGATGTAAAATTTACGAGAACGATATTGTCTAGCAAGTTCTCTATCTGATTCTACACCAGTTTCCATTAAACTTTGGTAAACCTCATTTAACGGTGATCTTTTACCTTCTTGTTTTGGGTCATATAGTTTTAACCACTGACCATCAACTTGAACTTCGTGAAAATACACCTCAACAAAAGGTGAACTTCCGTCTTTAGTTGGTAAAATTCTAATTCTTCTTTCTTCACCACGGGAACCTTTTGGTAGGAGAGTGGTAAAATACTTTTTCAATCTGTCTTCTTGTGAGACCTTGTTTGCGTTGCCACCTGTGGCTTGTTTACTTTTTTCGTACTGAGCCAGTACTGCATCAAATGTTGACATATTAGTTAAATTTTAAATTTAATGATAACGTTACTCATAAAGTATAAACTAAAAAACCCGAATTAAAAAACTCGGGCCTTTATTTTTTAAGAAATTTTTTTCAACTATTCTAAAGTTAAGAGATATGATAATTTATTAACTTCAGCAATCATCTCATCTCTGATGTTTAATAAATCCGTGTCTACATCATCCAATTCCATTTGAACGAGTGCTTCCCTAACGGTGTTAATAAGACCTTTCATATCTAAATCTGACAAATTATTTAATTGAATCGTCTTATTCTCTTCAGTCAAAGTGAATCTACCATACTTTCCCATTGCACTTTCAACAAATGTATCGATTAAACCATCCATGACACCATAAAACTCACCAAATGCAATGTGTCTAGCATAACCCTTTGTTTGCCAATGGTTTATTTTCATTTGGACTTGTAGTCCCATGAAAAAATTAATGTTAGAATCTAGATTCATCTTCTTGTCTATCAGGATTAAATGTTTGTCTTATAGTTTCTTTTGAATAGTCATTAATATCCTGTTTTGATAAAACGTATTCATTTTTACCACTTTGTCTCATTTGATCTTGTTTCATTGCAAAAAATTGCTGTGGATTTTGACTAAATGGATATGAATCTAATGATCTCATTTCTAATTTTTCTTGTGCAGTTGGTTCTCTCATAGTTTCTACTTTGGAACCTAACTGGTCAATTTTAGACATAACCATATCCATTTGAGTTAACTTACTTTCCAAATCAGATAGTTTGCTAAAAACATCGTCCATCTTATTCACCACACCATCTTGTTCCGCCTTTTTGTCATCCATTTCTTTTTTGATACTTTTGGTCATATTAACCAAATCAGTAATATCAATCTCTTCGACATTGTCGGTTTCAGGTGCTGGTGGTGGCGTGTCCATCGGTGGTGCACCCATAGGTGGAGCATCTGCAGGTGGTGCTGGTGGTAAATCTCCTGCCAACGCTGGATCTGCAGGTGGTGCATCCTGTTCCATAATCATTTTTTTAGCGTATTTGTTAATTGCATTAAAACGCATTAACTCTTCGTGTAACTTTTTTTCTAAACTCATAGCATTAATCTTGTAAAAGTTGTCTACCGTCTTCGGTAACGTATTTTTTATTTATTCTTTCAACAATCCCATCTTTAGACCTGATAACATAACACTCACCAGTTGCTAAGTCACATTCTTCACGTTCCATCCCGTCATTAGATACCTTTCTAACTTGTTTTGTGTTTAAAAAATTGTCTACGGTGTTTCTTAATTTATTATTATCCATAATGATTTTATTATAAATATAAATATCCCGTTTATTATTAATGTTTTTATTTTATTCTAAAATAAAGAATTTCCCCTTCTACAATTTTCAATTCACTCATTAGTTTATTTGAAAGTCCAATTCCATAACCATCGATAAATGGTCCAACATTAACAGGACCTGAAACATTCAAAGTATCAACCCTTCTGTCCAAATCGTAATTTGGATTAAGAGTAAATTGTTTATTATTATTAGGATTCAAGAATTCGGTAACACCCGTGATTATTTTATCTGCAGTTATACTTTTACTAAATTGAAACTTAGTTGAATAGAAATAATGAGAGTTCGACAATTCTTTAAGTTCTGACCACTTTAATCCGGTTTGTCCTTCAGAATTTACGTTAATAGTATTTTGAAGTTTACTCAATAATGACATGTGTGAAGAATCTGATAATTCATATATGGTAGATTCCAATCCCATTCTGGCAACTTTTGCTCTAAACCATTCACCTTCTTGTCCATTTTGTTGTCTATAGGTAACTTTCTGTATGTATTTTTCATTACCATAACCATTAAATGGAATACCAAATTGACTAATTCCAGAAGTCTTAATAAGTTGTTCTCCATTTATCTGAATTGTTCCCATATCGGTAACAAAATTTCCAAAGTCTGTTCTAATTGTTTGTTCAGTAGTACCAGTTGTATTTGCAGTTTCTAACTTTTTAACAACTGCACGGGCCGAGTTTGTAATCTTATCAAATAATGACTTGTAACTTGATACAAACGAATCTTCAGGGTCAGGTAATGCCGCAACCGGTATTCTCGTACCCTTAAAACTTGTTTCAATGTTATTATCTCTAATATTATGACTGACTTCAGTAATCCAATATGTTCCTCTAAACATTGGAATATTCTTGAGATAAAAATACATTGTTGGTTGTATCATAACATTACCCATACAACTCACATCACAATAATAAGATGCCTGTCTATAGTAGTCAAACAAACTAACATCAACATTGTATGTACCCGCACCTGATTCAGATCTTGCAAGATTTTCCAAAACAATGAATGATTCTGATGAGTTTTTTAATGTTGTTTGGTCCAATGACACCCCTTTAAAAATGTTTTGATATTGATCACCAAAACTTACTTCAAAGGCAACAACCTTATTAGATTTATTTAATTGGTCAATATCATATAATTCAGGTAATGTTGCAATTAATGGGTTTTTATTTCTATTTGAAATGTCAAAACTATCATCATTAAATTTATAATCTTTACTCATATCCGATGGATGTTTTGATGTGGGTCCTACGAATTGAATGATTATTTTAGGTGATGATTCTTCATAATCAACATCTAAGAATGTACCGAATAAATTCTCAGCAACTTTTTTAGAAGGTGTTATTTTAGATCTATTTGAAATATTTGTCCCATAGAAATTGATATATGCTGGTAATGCTCTCATATCAAATCCAGTACCTTTTAATAATGTAGATATTGCAGAATACAAATCTATATTATCGTTTCTATCATCAATTAAATCAATGAATTTACTTAAATTTAGATAAGTTTTACTTCCAATGTCTCTATTTGCTCGATCTAAAAATAGAAACTCCTCAAATAATAATCTTTGTCCGAGTGAATTTCCCGCAACCCACTTATCATTAAATGATTTAAAACTATTATAAAGTTCAACTTTGACCTGTCTATTATTATAACCATCAACAAAATTGACAGCGAAATCATTTCTTTCTAATTTTAGTGATTGAAATTTTGATATTAAATGAATAAGAAATAGATTTAATCTATTATTTGAACCACCCACTTCATTTGTTCTCTGTAATGTCCCACCCACAATTGTAGATGTTTTTTTATCTATTATATTATTTTTTAGATAAAGTGAAAACTGTTCTCTTGTGTTGGTTCCATTAAACTTTAGATATCCTCCATAAATAAGAATTAGAGGTCTAAATAACAATACATTTTCTTCATCCAATCTTATGTCTGAAATTCTAAAGAAGTCTTGATATGTTATCCCTACGTCAGGATCTTGTCCAACATATAATTCAATATATTTTGTATTACCACTCTGAGATGGAAAATCATATGACCCCCATGATTCAGTCTGATCAATATAGTTGTTCAATACATATGCATCTAATTCTTTGGGGTTACCCAATGTGATTTTAAGGTAGTTATCTGCTTTTGTTAATTCTTCAGATAAAACAACTAACTTTTGTTTTTGTCTACTTTTAATTTTTAATATGATATCTTCTATATCCGTTCCATCATCTGATTTCTTCTCAATTTTTACAATTTCCTTCAATAATTTTTGGAAGTTGTCATATTTTACATTTGAGAATTTTTTAAACGGATCTTCAATATCAATCAATTCAGAACTGAATTGTAGAAATATTTCCTCAAACTCATCTAAAATCTGAGGACTAAACGTTCCAATTAAATCAAAAACTTTCTTTTGATTTGAACTGATTTTATATATATCTTCGGTTAGACTAATATTGTATTCATCATAATCAAAAAATGTTTTACCACTAAAACTATCATTGATATATTCATCCTGCCAAAGTAATCTAAAATTAAGTTGTTCAGTTTTGTCAAAATCAAAATCAGATGGTTCAACACCAACCTCATCTTTTAAGTTAATGTATTTGTTACCACCATCACTAGGTAAAATGGTATAAGACATATCTTTAGTGTCAAATTTTGAATTATCTACATATTGTGTCCAATAATTCAAACCATTTTCTTTAGGTCTAACTCTTCCATTTATTTTTTGACTA